ATCTTTCCATTAAATAATATAATTTTCGAGATAAGGTTTTCAAATATTTCTTTTGATCTTTCTGGTATTTTATTTTTTGAACTGCCAATCCATTTTTTATTTATTTCATCGTATTTTAGAGAGAGCTGCATCCAATCAGGAGTTTTTGATTTTTTTATTTCAATTGGTATATCTTTTTCATTAATCATATTACATTCAATATCATTTTTAGAAGAACAACCTCCTAACTCATCTTCTAGTTGAGTATTGAAATCCTTTCCATTTAATTTACACGTTTTAATTGTATGATAGACTTCTAATTCATATTTTTTTCCAAAAATAGAACAATTTCCACCTTTTTCGTTCATTTAATAATATTGAGGCGTTATTTGTGTAAGTATTTAAATTTATTTTTTTATAAATCAATTTTATAAAAAAATTATCCAATCGAACCAATCGAAAAGATGCCAAAACGAAAAAGTATAATAAAAAACGATTAAGTAGCATACATCAATCCACAATTTCCTCCAACAAAATTAATCATATTTATTCTCTCTTCGAATAAAATAAAGTTGTAATTATACTCGTAAATTCTCCAAGTCGGTTTATTAATTCCAATGATATTACCCGTTTCAGGATCACAAATAGTTAAACTTTGTGCTAAAGGATCTAATGCAGGGATGATCGTGGTGAATTCCAATTCGATGTTACTGAAACGGCTCATATTAATCGCTCCAGAAGGTTGTAAATTGAATGGATTGGTATCTAAACAGAAATTGTAGCAGTATAATCCATCGGGTGCATTCCCTGAAGTTCTTGTGTATTTTTCGATATAATTAAATATTCCAGCAGGTTGAATATTCTCTCGATATTGACCATCAAATAGAATTCCTAAAGCAACTAAAATATCTTTTTGATTGGATTCGGTATAAAGCCCTGTGATAAAATAACCGGTTAAACTTCCGTCTGGATTGACCCCAGGACCAATATAGGTTCCTAAAATAGGTACCTCATTTTGTGTGGGACCAGGAATAAGATCATGAGGAATATATTTATATGGCCAGTTCGTATAATTCGACCATTCATTTCTTAAATTCGCATCACTACGTTGTAAATAAAACATCCAATCTGAAATCATACCTACGGAATCAAGTTCAATTTTATTTGCTCCGGTGACATTATAAAAGATTTTTTCATGCACTTGTTTAAATAAATACTTTTGTTCATTTTTAGCAAACAATTGAGACTCGTCGTTGGACAAAAAACAATAAGTACAATTTAAATGAATATCCGCATTCCAAAGAGTACGTATGTCTAGATAAGAATTAATCCCAATCTCAACATCAGGAGGCGGTTGTAAAAAACGATAAAATTGCATATAAAAGAGATTAAAGTTCGGTGCTACATAAGGATATTGATTATATTGATCATAGACATCACGTATTTGGAAAAGTTCGTTGACCGGACGCATTGTAACATGAATATGAAGTTCATTATATTGTAATGAAATGAGTGGAAATGCCATCTGCGATTTTAAATTAAACCAAGCATTCAAAGGTATATACAATATTCTTCCACGGATCGATGGTTCTGGACCCGCTGGACTATCTGTAAAAAAAGCATTCGGATAAGAATTCACTCTTGTCCCTGAATTTGCAGGATCGACCAATTCCGGAACTTGTCCAATCATTTCATTAAAAAGCGCCTTTTTATCTGCACTAAAATCACGACGCACTAAATTAAGTAAATAATCCCCGGAGAATTCTTGTAGAGTCTGATTTCCACAAGTAATCGTGATTTTAGAAATCATTAAAGCCCCAATATATTCAATCCAACGAAATTCATAGGGTGCCCAATTGGTTGTTCCTTTTTCACCGTTGGAATCAATAATTTCTACAGGTGGTAAAATCGGGCTCCAAATATGAGGTAATGCTACGGATAAATAACAATCCATTAATAAATCTGCATATCTTGGTATTTTGAACGTAAACGTGGATTCCGAGTTCATTTGAAGCGTTTTTGAACCTTCAAAATCAACACGGAATTTTTGCAATCCAAAATTGGTATATTTTGCATAAGAGGTTTTGAAAAAAGTCTTGGATGGATTTCCATTTAAAATAACATTTTGTTGTCCTTCACTTACTAAATTTAATAATCCTCCTGCCATTTATTAACAGATATATAGTATATAAAGTATTTATTTTAAACTATTTTCTCTCTTTATTTATCTTTTGTTTTTTATCTTTTATCTTTTGTATTTTTATATCTTATATTTTTTATATCTTGTATTTTATAAAAATAATATATTATAATAAGTATGTCTAGCGTAAATAATATGTCTCCCCCATCGAATTCAATCACTCATTCATTCCAACCTTCAGAAATTATACGGAAAATAAAAAATTTGGATGAGAACTTTATTGCTTTTATGGTTTTTATTTTTATTGTTATTATTATTATTTGTATGATTATTTATGTTATTTATTTATCACGTTTAGTGTCAAGTGAATGTACCTATATGAGCAACTTATATGGCTCTTTGAATAAATATTTAAAATCGATCAATTCTTCAAATCCAGACTTTAGTGAAAAACTGTGCGACTATTATATTAAAACTGCCTATAATTGTTGTAGTGGAGGATCTTATAAAAACGATTTTGTAGATATATGTAATTTAAAAAGTGTTTTAAAACAAGGGGTTCGCTGTTTAGACTTTGAAATTTATTCGATTGGAGATAAACCTGTAGTTGCCACTTCGACCATCGACGATTTCTATGTAAAAGAAACCTTTAATAGTGTTTTTTTCAAAGAAGTAATGAAAACATTAAAAAATTATGCATTTTCCAATAGTACCGCTCCCAATCCTACCGATCCAATTATTTTACATTTACGAATTATGAGTAATAATCAAAAAATGTATTCCAATTTGGCACATATATTTAAATCCTATGAGAATTTTTTACTTGGTAAAGATTATAGTTTTGAAAATTACGGAAAAAATATTGGAAGTAGTCCAATTTTAAGTTTATTGGGAAAAATAGTGATTGTTGTGGATCGAAATAATACTGCCTTTTTAGAAAATAAAGAGTTTATGGAGTTTGTAAATATGACAAGTAATTCCATATTTATGCGTTCTCTTACTTATTATGATGTGGAATATTCGCCAGATATTACCGAATTACAGGAATATAATAAATTAAATATGAGTATTGTATTACCAAATAAAGGTCCCAATCCAGATAATCCAAACACAATTGTTTCTAGAGAGACTGGTTCTCAAATGGTTGCGATGCGTTATCAAAATGTTGATAATTATTTAGAAGAAAATACTGCCTTTTTCGATAATTATGGATATGCTTTTCGATTAAAACCTGCAAATTTAAGATATCAGCCTGTAACCATACCGGATCCTATTCCACAAAATCCAGACTTATCTTATAAAACAAGAACGGTAGAAACGGATTATTATAAATTTAATTTTTAAGACCCTTTTTAAGACCCTTAAATCTATTTCCAATAAAATTTTATTCACACTAATATATAGTAAATATATTCGTATATATTAATGAAAACTCCACAAAAAATATGCAATCCAAAAATGACTTATGAAGAATGTGAACTCGCTATTCTACGTATGCAAGTAGATAATGCCCAAGATAAGATGGCAAAACGTGTGGTTCAATCACCAGAAATTAAAAAAATGTTTGAAATTGTAGAAAACTTTATTAGAACCAAAAAATTAGTTTGTTATGGTGGAATTGCGATAAACGCATTACTTCCGAGTGATGATAAAATATATGACAACGATGTCGATTTACCAGATTACGATTTTTTCTCTCCAAATGCACTGAACGATGCGAAGCAATTATCCGATGTTTTTCATAAAAACGGATATGAAGAAGTAGAAGCAAAAAGTGGTCAACATCATGGAACTTATAAAGTATTCGTTAATTTCATTCCAGTGGCAGATATTACTTATTCCCCAAAAGAATTATTCGATATCATTCATTTAAATGCCATAAAAGTGAATGGTATTTTATATACGGATCCGAATTTCTTAAAAATGTCCATGTATTTAGAATTATCTAGACCGAGTGGAGATACTTCCCGGTGGGAAAAGGTGCTTAAACGTCTCATGTTAATTAATAAATATTATCCTTTGAAAGATAATGAGTGTAAAAATATCGATTTTCAACGAGATTTAGAAATGGAATCCGCAGACGAAACAGAGGAAAAAAGTAAGGAAATATATGAAACAGTCAAAGAAACCTTCATTCACGAAGGGCTCGTTTTTTTTGGCGGTTATGCCATTTCTCAATACTCGCAATATATGCCTAAAAATATTCGCCAAAAAGTAGAAAATATTCCTGATTTTGATGTATTATCCAAAGATCCTTTAAAAAGTGCGGAAATGGTGAAAGAACGTCTCGAAGATATTGGTATTCAAAACGTAAAAATTATTAAACGGGAACCGATTGGAGAAGTGGTTCCAATCCATTATGAAATTAAAATTGGCAAAAACACGATTGCCTTTATTTATAAACCGGTTGCTTGTCACAGTTACAATGTATTAATGAGAGGAAAAGAGAAAATTCGAGTTGCCACAATCGATACGATGTTGACTTTTTATTTGGCTTTCTTATATGCAGATCGTCCTTATTATGATACAGAACGTATTTTATGTATGTCGAAATTTCTCTTTGATGTCCAACATAAAAATCGTTTGGAACAAAAAGGATTACTTCGAAGGTTCAGTATTATTTGTTATGGACATCAAGAATCAATTGAAGAAATGCGTGCAGAAAAATCAAAGAAATTCAAAGAGCTTTCAAACAAAAGAGGAACCAAAGATTTTGAAGAATGGTTTTTGAATTATCGACCTGGAGAGAAAAAAGTGAAAATGGTAAGTCCTACAAAAAGAATGAAACCGGCGTCCATGAACAAACCAAACAAAATGAACAAAACAAAAAAAAACAAAAAAAGGTCTTTTTGGTAAATGCTAAAAATTAGATACAATACCATTCGATGATACTTCGATAAAAATGATGTAATAATTGATAAAATAGTTTATGGAAAAAAGTATGAGTTATTTCATCTAATATATATCTTTCTAAAATATAAAATAACCATAAATTCCAGAAAAAGAAAAACTCCAATAATTTCTTTACATAAGAATACCCTTTGTCCAAAATATTCCATTGGTCTAAATAACTACACATATTTGTTTTCTCTCTTTTATAGAAAAAGGAATAGGCATCCAATATTCCTACCATAATTCTCTGAATGTTATTTTTTTCTTTTTTAACAATAAACATATTGAAAATTTTATCGTGATGAGAAAGACTAATATAAAGTATTTTTTTCTGGGTTTTTTCGGTGGATTTGAGAGAAAATACATGGGGAAAAAGTCCGTCGGTATATTTATTTTGATGGAAACATGATTTGCCACATATAAAAGGAATGTATCCTGATTTGATAACGGTATCTATTATTTCTTGGTTGTTTTTATAAGTAGACTTGACGATTTTCTTTCCTTTATCGAAATCGTAATAGGAGATGAATAATTTTTTATGAATAGTTATATAAAAATCTTCGGGAAGGATTTTATGTATCTCATTACAGAAAGTATGTATAATGGATAAATTCTTCTTCTTCTTTAAATGTTTATACACAGATTTATAAAAAGAAACGGTAAAATCAAGACGGTCTAAATGATAGATTAATCCCAGGATGGAACCAATACTTACTCCAGAAATTCGGTCTACTTGTATCTTTTTTTTTTCTTCTAGATTTTTCAAAAAATAAAGAATTCCTAGCATATAACTTCCGTTAAAAGCCCCGCCTTCTAATACTAAATCGATTTTTAAGGGTTCTTGTTGTTCTTCTTCGACGGTGGATGATCGGGGTAAATTTTCAATTAATTTTTCGACCATTTTTTGAAACATTTTTATTTTACGGTTGTGGATCGTTATTTTATCATTATTTTATAAATATCAAAAGTGAATTTATAAAATAAAGAAAAGGGTTTGTGTTTGTTTTTTATAACTTTTACAATTTTTAAATGCAATATTATTTAAACATTTACACCAGTATTTACTTATAACTTTAATCAGTCAAAATCCCTATTTTAGGATATGTTTTAAGTGATGAAATATCATACTGTATAACGGTATATATTATACGTTTGAAAACAGTATCTGGTAATAAGGTAAATATTTTATGAATGATTTTATTATATATATATATATATATTATTATGGTAAATTATACCGTAAGTTATAATGGAAATGGATCAACATCAGGAACACCACCCGCTACAACAAGTGTTACTTCAGGTACTTCAATTACACTTGCTGCAAATACATTTACAAGAACAGGTTATATATTTAGTGGATGGAATACTGCATCAAATGGAACAGGAACAACCTATCAACCTGGTTCAAGTTATACTGTTACTGCAAATATAACATTTTATGCCCTGTGGAAAGTAGCTTATACCGTAACTTATAATGGAAATGGATCAACATCAGGAACAGCTCCAACCCAAGCAAGTGTCGCTTCAGGTACTTCAATTACACTTGCTGCAAATACATTTACAAAAATAGGTTATATATTTAGTGGATGGAATACTTCAGCATTTGGATCAGGGACAACCTATCAACCTGGTTCAAGTTATACTGTTACTGCAAATGTAATATTTTATGCCCTTTGGGTTCCAGATGATCCACCATGTTTTAATGTGGGAACTAAAATTCTTTGTTTAAATGATAAATTGGAAGAAAAATATATTCCTATAGAAAATTTAAGAAAAGGGGATTTAGTTAAGACTTATAAACATGGATACAGAAAAATAGATTTAATTGGTAAAAATTACATGATTAATAATCCTGATAAATTTAATAGCTGTATGTATATAATGGAAAAAACAAAAAATAATGATTTATTAGAGGATTTAATTGTTACTGGAGGTCATTCTATTTTAGTGGATGATTTCATAGAATACAAAGAAGAAAATGACAAATTATTTGGAGGAGAAACTCCAAAAATAGAGGATAAATATTTATTATTATCTTGTGTTTCTAAAGATTTTACAAAGTTACAAAATAATGAGTTATATACATACTATCATTTAACTTTTGAAAATAATGGTAATGATGATGAACGTTTTGGAATATATGCAAACGGTATTTTAACAGAAACGCCAAGTAAAAAACAATTTAATAAATATATATTTCTGTAAATAAATATTTTACGGTTCCAAATAATTTCAAAAGTTATATTTATAATTTTATTCAAAAATATAAATATAAAATATTTATTGTCTTGTAAAAATAATATTATATTTACACAATTGATCAAACATGTATCTTTGAAATGTAAAGGTGTAAAATCATAAAATTTTATAAACTATATAATGTGTTAAAATCGGTTTGTATAAGTCATTATTTTTTCCAAGAAATAGTAAACAAATCCGAAAAGCGCACTTGAAAAAATAAATCCACTTAAATTGAAATTTCCATCTTTATGAAAAAGTGCAGGAAAATAATTGAATAATAATTTCCGGAAAAAGGGCAATTGAAAAAGAAAATAAAGTACGGTTAAAAGAAGAGGATTTTGAATTTCACTATACATTTCATCGAGAGAATTGCCACGATTGTTTTCCTTATGGTATTTTCGCATAATTTCTTCGTTTGTTTCATATTCACTATCTTTAATATAATCATTCGTATATACGGGTAGAGGAGGAATATAATTCGGCTGGGTTTGTTGATCTTGTGTTAAAGGACTAGTCATTTGTGGAATATTGCGTGATGGTAATTGAGTAACACCTGTTGCACTTGCTTTTTGAAGTCCATTGACGATTTGATTAATGGTTGTTTGATCTAAACTAACTCCATGATTGGATTGTGTTTGTTGTTGTTGTTGTGTCGGAATTTGTGAATTAAAATCGGCATTTGGAATACGTTGTTCAGTTACGGATAAAGAAATATTATTTGATATATTACCACCTCCAACTGGATCAGTTGGTAAATCCATAATATTTGTCGTATCACTCATAATTAGGAAAAAGAATTCTTCCATTTTAATTATACGCAATTCGTTCCACCTTTTGATCCTAGATTACTCACTCGGCTTTTTCGAAAAATTCCAATATTTTTTTATCTTTATCACATTGTGTAGGGGTCATTTCATATTTGTAACATTTATTATCCGATCCTTTATATATTTTATCTTTGATTTCTTCTAAAGGCGGGGCATGAAAAAGAATACAATTCTTTTCTTTACAAACAACCCGAAAGAGAGAAGCTAGTCCAAACCCAAGAATAATCGACATCATGTATCTACCATTTTGACTATGAAGAAATTTACTAAAATTAATCATTATATATATTTAGTTATTAAGTTATTTAGTTACTTACTATAAGATAGGATAAAAAATAGTAAGAAAAAAGTATGCAAATACAAAAAGTATGCAAAAAGTATGCAAAAAGTATGCAAAAAGTAAGAAAAAAATATGCAAAAAGAACGGATATCTCTATCTACAAACTACAAAGTTGAATTCTTTCATCGGTTTAAGACTGTATTGGAACGGTACTGATCATACTTTTATCTTTTGGACATTCCACATTTACTTGTTTGATTTGAAAACAATTGTCTGCCTTGTCTTTAAATAAAATACTATCTACATTTTCTGGAGTAGGATAAACATAGATAACTTTCATATCGGGTCCCATGATATAAGTGAAAAAAAGTCCGATTGCAAAACTAATCAGAAAAATAGGTAGTGAAATAGTATCTAATATCATAAATAATAAGGATATTATTCTTTTATAAAAAGAATTAAATGCCTTTTCTTTATTCATCATCTTGTTCTTCTTCTTCAAAATCATTCGTACTTGATCCCCCGCGATTTTTTTTTGTTTTATTTTGGGTGATGGTATCCCTCGCCTTTCTTGTTTTCGCTTGATTTGTTCGATTTCCACTTCCTAAATGAAATTCCAATACTTCTGGCAAAACACCGGCAGATTCAATATCTTCGATGGTGAATTTTTCTTGTGTTAAATAATAAATATTATTTTCTAATTCTACTCGATTACTACTATATTTTGTTTCACGAATTTTTTTCAATAAAGGTTGTAATTGATTTACGTAGATTTCTACAGCATCTTTCACAAATTGTTGATTTTCTGTTTTGTTAAATTTATCCATCAATTCTTTTATTTCATCCATTAATAAATAACTCGTTTCTTGATTTTTATCCAAGATTTCTTTTTCTTCTTTATTATTGATAATATCATTTAACTCGCCTAAATGAAAAGAATACGAATTCGTAAATTCACTAATTTCCTTTTTCAGAAATTCAAAGTTATTTAATGCTTCTTCAGTAGTAATATATCCAAAAAGAAGATCATTCTTATCTTGAATTAATTTATTTTTATTTTCTTGAATACTCTTTTCTACATCTGTAACAATATCTAAATAAGATTCTATTCCTCTTCCACTATTAATAACAATTCGTAAACCACAAGGATTAAGTGTATCACCGCAAAAAGCAGTTAAAACACGATAATCTTTTTCTTTGTCATATTTCGTTGAAAAATTTGTTCCTACTGGTCGTTTACATTCAATACATTTTGGTTTAAAATCCTTGAATTCGGCACTTTTCTCTCTTTTCATTAAATTATTTTTACGACTAATTCGTTTAATTTCATTTTGAATATCCATTTCATATTTGCTTTTTAATTTAAAATATTCATTAATTGCTTCTTTATAATTGTAATTATTTCGAATTTGTGTTGTCATATTCTTATATATTCTTTAGATTTATAATTTGGAAAACCATCGATTACAAATAAATTTTCTGGTTTTGTCTTATATCGTCATATTCATTTTCCCAATTGGGTAATCCTGTGATGAGTTCTTCATGTGCTTGTTTTTTGGCTTGTTGAAACGTTTTAATTTTCGATAAAATATATTGCTGTTTTTCTCTCGTTTTCTCTTCTTTTTCTGCAGGGGTTAAACGTCCTTTGTATTTATATAATAATACACCGGCTAGAATGAATAGGAAAATCAAAAATAGCCCTAAATTCAATAAGAAATTATTATATTTTTCTTTAAAATGATGACAATTACGTAAAGTTTCACGTAAAAAATATTTCATACCAGGTTCAATAAGACTTGGTTTGGGAACAGGTGTTTCACCGCCTGAATAAGAACCAAAATAACTCATAGGATAAAGTACTAATAAAACGCTTTATAATAAATATTCATATGTTACTCATTTGTACGAACAAAAAGGTATATTCTTTATATTTTTGAAGAAAATAAAGAATATGTAAAAAATTATTCATTTATTGTTTGATTGAAAACACGAGAAACAAGAAACAAGAAACGAGAAACAAGAAACGAGAAACAAGAAACGAGAAATGAAAATAAAAAACGAGTTTTATAATCTAAAGATAATTTAATAAATTCATACTTAATAATCAAAAGAAAGGATGATCAATTATTTTTTTTTAAATATACTTTTTTTTATGATAACCACTGTTCTTTATTTTATGACAATCCGACCAAAATTAACTTCCGAGATCATGCTTCAACCAGAATCTCAAGTGAAATATGAAAAACAAAGATTAATATCTTTAGGAATTTATTTCGTAACGGCGATTTTAGTTCAGTTTGTTATTAATTGTAGTATGGTTCGTTCCAATTGTGGGGGAAATTTAAGTCAAAATATAGCTACTTCAATGATGATCACATTTTTAAACTGGTTTTTAATTTTCGGGGTAGTCATTATTGTTTTAGTGGCTTTTCCAGGGTTTAAAACCGCTTTTTCGGATGTAGTTGGTTATTTTTATGTGTCGAAGAAAGCCAACGAATTATTGACCGACTTACTTA